CGACAGGATTGTGTAACACAATTGCTGGATGATATGATATGCTTGCACTACCAATACATTGTTTTTGGTTGACCTCATGGGTGTCCTTTCGTAGGATCTCACATGTTTTCCTTCATGCCCAAGTTATGTGGGTTTTCTAGTCTAATTAATTAGTGAATCTACATGCGGTGAAGAGCACCTCCTATGGTGCCAAGTCCACCAGCTATTTGACCTACTGGTCCAGGCATAACGGATAATGTGTTAGCAATGCCAGTACCTATGCCAATAATGCGTTTGACAACATCCCAGAATCCTTCGTTGTCGTAATAGGCAACAGCAGGTGGTATGTTGTTGGCTATCTTACGGTAATATTCTAGTGCAACTGGATCGATTGGTGGACTAACTCTAGAATAGTCATTAAGAATACCTGCTGGATTAGTTTGGTATTCAACACATGACCATGTTCGTATGATGGCACTTTGATCAACAGCACCACTTGGGACTGTAACTGTAATGACTACAGTCTCAAGTTTTCCAATCCCAGTAAGCCCCTCGAAACCACCAGGAACCAACTGTCCAAAATCACCAGATTCTACAGTTGCTGGTAGTCTACCTTCAAGCTCAACTAAGTCATCAAAAGGAAAATCTGGTTCACTATTAGTAGCCATTGAATAAACACCATTTCTAAATGGTGCTATATAACGTGGGCCAAGATGACTACCAACACCTTCCAATCCTTGGATGGTGGGTTGATAAGCTGAGCCATGATCACTAGTTCCAAGGGTGACAGGCAACTTGAAGCACTGGATGGAGCCAGCCCATGTCATGTCATTCATAGTTGGGACTATTTCAATGGCATTAGACATGTAGCGATATTTGACTACATTGGTGTCCAAGTTTGCTCCACCTGGAAACAAGGAACTATAATCTGTACTGGGTTGACCAGTAAACTGGGATGTATTACTAGGTGACACACCTATTGGGAGTTGCAACGCAAAATAGAGATATCCAGGCATGGGGATCAACAGAATGTAAGTTGTTCGACCATTTGGGAAGGTGACTGACGTTTGTTCAACAGATCTTTTAAGTAAGGATTTACCATTATAGTTGTCAGGAATACCGGATGCCAATTCAACATTGGAATCTGGAGCAGCAAACGCACACTTGAGAAAGCATTCTCCGGCATGAGTGAGTTGTGGCAACATAAATTGTGGCAAACGTTTATCCAACCTAACCCTAGTTCTCTTTGGTTGTTTGCGCCTATTCCTACGTTTAGTCTTTGGAACAGGTCGAGGCATAAGTTTAGTTATAGGTTTGGAGTTTTTCATGTCGATTCTAAATAGTAATGATTAGTTTTCTAACTAATGTATTGGTAGTCCGGGTCTAGACCATAAGTCTCAGGTTGCTCAAATCAAGAATTTTGCTATCATAATATGCTTCCATATCATACTGTTGTTGTATAGTGATACCAAAACAACGCCAGAAGTCCAATCTAGACTCTTGTGTTATTTGCTCACTACCAACAATAGGCATCTTACGGAAAGTGATGTCAGAGGATAATGGAATTTCATTGACACCACATCGCATTAGGAATTTTGAGTAGCTCTGTAAAACAGGAACACCCATATTTAATGAGTATTCGCATAGACCAACAGAGTGATACCAATCACCAATGGTTCTAAGAGTGATAGATGGGTCTATGCATATATTGCTACGTGATATGACTCGGATTGGGTTGCGAACAAAAACGTAACCATTGATGGTCCTTATTGGCTGTGTTTGACAGTATGAAATATCATGGAACTCGTCAACGACATTGTAGGTAGTGCCAAATCCCATAGAATCTAAGATGGGATAGTTTATTTTATGTTGGTCGACGCGTTCTATAATAACTATACTATCATCACCATTTACAATTATCTTGTATTTGGTGATATTGGATTTGTTTAACCAATATGATAAAATAGCATGGTTGATAATACTATTCCCATAACCAGTGTTTGGCACGCCAGACATTCGTGTGCCAGAAACAGTGTAACTTGTGCCTTGTTTGGAAACACCATAATTTACTGTTGTTTGTTTGGAATAGAGCTCCTTGAAGAGTTCATCACCAGGGTAGTATGCAGTGGTATAATCCATTTCAGCTTGTAACCATCCAACATGTTGTCTAGAGTCGAAACGGTTATGGTCAGCCAAAATGTAAATGGGATCATCAAAATTATTGGAACAGACTTTAACAAAATGAGCCTGTTTACGTTGATCCATCCCCTTAGTCGTGAGCTGTTTGGAGTAGCCCATGTTTTTGAAATGTTTCTCAATAGGTAGGAGATATGTTTGGAACAAGAGGTTATATCTTGGGCTAAAAGCCTGGATAGCTCTAGGTGGCTTGATATTACCATCCTTTCTCTCATTCTTAACGAACATATCAGCTCTATGGTCTTTTGGAGAAATAGCAGGGCTAGACTCAATTGAATGGAGGGCCTGTTGGTAAAGCTTTCTCTTTGATTGAGTCTTGTTGTCAACAACTTTCTGCATAGTATATTTAGTCATGTTACAAGGCGGGTAATCGCGCCATACATAGCTAAATGCTTCACGTATCATCTGGATATCAGAGATATAGCGATCAGCAGTGGTGTTCAAATGACGATCATGCATAGCATGATATTCATTACATGCGCATCTTCTGTCGCTGGTTATGTGAGTAGAATATATATCAGTCATGCAAATATTATCCCACTTGTTACGTTTGTTACAAGGTCCAATGACCTTATGGCCAATAGTTCCTTGTTCACCAACGGTACATATGACATTTGATTTGAGTGTTGCTGGAGACCTAACCCAGAGCTTACGGTCTAGACTAGGATTTTCACGTACGGGGCGCTCACGGTGGCAAACGGCACCGTGGCCCTCTAAAAACCCATGTGGGTTTCTGGGCTTTTCGGGAGAGATGTTTGGTCGACTTTCTGCCATAACGATATCCACCACTCTTTCATACGGGAACATAGGTATGGATCAGTGATCTTATACTGTCCATTGCTTAAGTTCTGCAGGTGAAGGATTTGTTCTTTAATGACATCGTCATGTTTCCAAGATTGCGTCATCTCAACAAGTTGATATTGTTCAGCTAGGATGACACGTATCATGTAGGCGAAACTCCTACAGTCGACCCGAACACCGCGGGCAGCAGCTTTGCGACGTATAAGGTCACGCAATTGTCGCATTTGAACTGGAGTAACAGGATCAAAGGCAGTTTCAAAAGCAACATCCTCAGATATTTCATCCATTTCCATTTTATTGATAGTCTTCAATCTGTGGATGTGTCCTGTCCTATCACGGTCCTCTGCTGTTTTAATCGCCTCTCGTATGGTTTTCCTCGACTGGTCTTCTTTTTGTAAAGGTGGCGGTGGTTCACACTCCTCGGTAATGGTGGAGGTGACACTGGCCACAGATACGTTGATGGACTTATTGGAGACTCTAGATTTAATAGGTCTTCCTCCTCGTCCTTTATTAAGAAATTGCTGGACACCAGTTGTGATGTCGTCTCCCACATCAGTGTATTCTGAGTTGATTGTTCCGCTTGCAACAACCACCTCATTATCAGTGGATTCTGGGCTTCTTGGTCGGTAGGAAAGAGTAGATGTTGATGATGTTCTACTTTTAGTTGGCCTCCCGTCTTCTTCCATGTCAATGTCCATAAGAACATTTTCAGGAATCAATTTATCCTCAGAACGGTCATGTTTTCTGAGTGTTCTGTCTTTCTTCGCAACCCATGCGGCAAAACTCTTGCTGTCATCAGGCATCATATTAGTGACACCCAGCCTCTCATTGAGTATTTTCATAGGTCGGACTGAAGAATTAGTCGGTGGCCTATCCATTTTAATATAACCAGACCCTCCAGTTTCCATCCATACGGTGCTCCCGTCGTCTTTAATTTTCTTGATGAAAACGCCCCCTAGGACATTGTAGTCCTTATCAAGCTCAATCTGTGTGGCCCTTTTAATAGGCACAAGAGTGTTGTTGGCACTAATCGGTCCATGCACACCACACCAGATGAGATACTCCCTGGTCCTTTTAGATTGTATAGCCAGGTCGCAAGTACATTTCTTAATTGGTAATTTGTTCATTGTGTTACAGTTTTCGAATTATTACGTAATTTGCC